TGTCTGGGACGACGTTGGAACCTTCGACGGCCGCCCGTGGCGCGGCGCGGTGGACATCGTCACTGCGGGTTATCCGTGCCAGCCGTTCAGCGTCGCGGGCAAGCGCCGGGGTGCCGACGACCCGCGGCACCTCTAGCCGCATGTCGCCCGCATCGTCGGCGAAATCAAACCGCCCTTCGTCTTTCTCGAGAATGTCGCCCATCATCTCCGCCTCGGCTTCCCCGAGGTCGCCGGAGGACTGGTCGGCATGGGCTACCGCCTTGCGGCAGGCCTCTTCACGGCGGCGGAAGTCGGCGCGCCCCACCGACGCGAGCGGCTCTTCATCCTCGCCCACAGCGAGCGTGACCACCTGGCCGACCCCGCGCGCCTGCTCTGGAACGCGGTCGAGCGGCGGGAACCGAACGGAGATGATGCGGCTCTGGCCGACGCCGCTGGCGGGCGACAGCAAGGGCAAGCGGAACCGGACGAGCAATCGCAGCGAGACGGCGCGCCCGCGCAACGACGGGACGACGCTCTGCGATGCGACGCGGATGTGGATGACGCCGACGGCGCGGGATCACAAGGACGGGGCGACGAGCCTTGCGAACACGCCGGTGAACGGGCTGCTTGGCCGCCAGGTCCTGGTGACGCCGACGGCTGGCGGCAGTTCCTGCGACACGCCCCGGACGTTGAACCCGCTGTTCGTCGAGGCGCTGATGGGCTGGCCCACCGGGTGGACCGGCTTCGGCTCTGTGGCAACGGCGTGGTCCCCTTGGTCGCGGCGCATGCGCTCCGAACTCTCGCAGCTCAACTGCTGGCCGATGGATGAGGGGGCGCGATGAAGCAGAGCCGGGCCATGTCGCTGGTGGAGTCCGTCGCCAACGTGATCGTCGGCTACGGCGTCGCGGTCGTGACGCAGATCCTGATCTTCCCGGTCTTCGGGCTGCACACGACGCTGGCGCAGAACCTGAAGATGGGCGCGGTGTTCACGGTGGTGAGCATCGCGCGGTCCTTCGCCCTGCGGCGGCTCTTCGAGGCGATTCGGGTCAGAACAACAAGACCGCCGCTCGATGCGAGCGGCGGCCATGTTCGTCATCGGCTGCCTTATCGGCGCGATTTCGGTCCTGCGATCAGACGAGATCAGGCCTCCAAGCGGTAGACCCGCCCGCGGCCCTCGACCTTCTCGGAGATCACTTCGAGCCCGAGCTTCTTCTTGAGGGCTCCGGCAAATGCCCCGCGGACCGTGTGCGGCTGCCAGCCCGTGGCGGCGACGATCTCGTTGACGGTCGCTCCGCCCTCGGCGCGGAGCATCTCGATCAGTTTCGCCTGCTTCGTGCCCGTGCGCGGTGTGCGCGCCTTGGGCGCGGGGTCGGCCTCTGTCGGAGCGTCCTGCGGGGGCTCCGCGCTCGGCACCGCGTCGGCGCCCGTGGGCGCGCCGTCGCCGTCCTCCGGCTCGATGCCGATGGCGGCGAGGCCCGCGTCGGTGATGTGCAGGAGGATGGCCCGCCCGTCCTCGTCGTTGCGCCAGATGCGGTTGAGCGCCGCGTCCGCCTTGGTCTGGCTGTCGGCCACCGTCTCGGCGATCAGCCCCCGCTTCAGCAGCGCGCCGACCACCTTGGCGGCGGCGCCGCCGCGGAGCGAGCCGGGGAGCGGCAGGACGTTGCGGTCCTCGCGCTGCGCAGCGGCACTGAGGATCACGAGCTGGGTGTCGGAAAGCTTTGTCATCTGGGGTCTCCGTTTTCGGGGCCGCGACCGTCGCGACCCTCCTACGACCCCGAGCCGCGCAGGGCGCGCGGCAGGAGTTCCGGCGGTGCCGGAGATCAGCGGGCGTGTTCGCCCTCGCCGAAGGCGCTGTCGGTGATGCGCTTCAGGAGGCTTGCGTAGTGCTCGAGGGTGCCGACCATGGCCCAGCCCACCTCGTCGGGATGGGCGTTGAAGTGGTCGTCGCTAAGCGCCTGCAGCCGGGCGAGCATCTCGTCGATCTCGGCCTTCTTGCCGATGAAGGCGTTCAGCGCGGCTTCCTTGTTGCGCCGGGCCTTCTCGGCGCGGAGTTCGTGGCGCGGGGTGGTGATGGGGTTCAGGCGGGTTGTCATCGTGGTGGCTCCGGGTGAGTTGCATCGTCGTCGTGGGATGGACGTTCGCTCCACGCGTCTGGCTTATCAACTCTATAAGCGCCTGACATTGAACGGTAATCGGGGCTGGCGATGCAGGGCATGAGCGAGCGCCAGTACGCCGCCCATGTCGGGCTGTCGCGCGGCGCGATCCAGAAGGCGAAGGCCGCCGGCCGGCTCGTCCTGCACGAGGATGGCAGCATCGACGCAGCGGCCTCCGACAGGCGGCGGGCCGAGACGACGGACCCGTCGAAGACCCGAAAGGCGCCGGCGCCGAAACTGAAACCCGTGCCCGAGGCTGCCGTCGCCGCCGTGGGCGACACGCTGCGGGAACAGGGGCTTTCCACTCCGGCCGGCGGCGGTGGCACGACGTTCCTGCAGGCCAAGACCGCGAACGAGGTGCTGAAGGCGCAGGAGCGGCGCATCCGGCTCCAGAAGATGAAGGGGGAACTGGTCGACCGCGCGCGAGCGGAGACGCTGATGTTCCGGCTCGCCCGCGACGAGCGCGACGCGTGGGTGACCTGGCCGGCGCGCGTCGCGGCGCTTGGGGATGGGTGCGCGGTAGAGGCGGCGCTGATGCAGAAGGTTCTGGAGGCCCATGTCCGCGCCCAGCTCGAGAGCCTCGCGGAGATCCGACCCGGGCTTGCCTGACGATGTCTTCGGGTTCGACGGGGTCGCCGCGCTGATCCGCGCCTGGTCGCGGGGTCTGCGGCCCGACCCGGACCTGACCGTCTCGAGCTGGGCGGACCGCCACCGGAAACTCGCCTCGCGCGCTTCGGCCGAGCCGGGGCAGTACCGAACCGCGCGCACGCCCTACATGCGCGAGATCATGGATCGGCTCTCGCCCGGCGATCCGACCCAGCGGATCGTGTTCATGAAAGCCGCGCAGGTCGGGGCGACCGAGGCCGGCAACAACTGGATCGGCTTCGTGATCCACCAGGCGCCGGGTCCGATGCTGGCGGTCCAGCCGACGGTGGAACTCGCAAAGCGCAACTCGCGCCAGCGGATCGACCCGCTGATCGACGAGAGTCCGGAGCTGCGGGAGCGGGTGAAGCCCGCGCGATCCCGCGACGCGGGCAACACGATGCTGTCCAAGGAGTTCGCGGGCGGCATCCTGATCATGACCGGGGCGAACTCGGCGGTGGGGCTGCGGTCCACACCGGCGCGCTACATCTTCCTCGACGAGGTCGACGCCTATCCGGCCTCGGCCGACGAGGAAGGCGACCCGGTCACGCTGGCCGAAGCGCGGTCGCTGACCTTTGCCCACCGGCGCAAGGTGTTCCTGGTCTCGACGCCCACCATCCGGGGGTTGAGCCGGATCGAGCGGGAGTATGAGGCCAGCGACCAGCGGCGCTACTTCGTGCCGTGCCCGCATTGCGACGCGATGCATTGGCTTCGCTTCGAGCGGCTGCGCTGGGAGAAGGGGCGGCCAGAGACGGCGGAATATCACTGCGAGGGCTGCGAGCGGCCCATCGCGGAGCACCACAAGACGCGGATGCTCGAGCGCGGCGAATGGCGGGCGACCGCCACAGCCGCCGATCCGACGACGGTCGGCTACCACCTCTCGGCGCTCTATTCGCCGGTGGGCTGGCTCAGCTGGCAGCGGATCGCACGGGCGCACGAGGCGGCACGGGGCAGCGACGAGGCGATGCGGGCGTTCCGGAACACCATTCTCGGCGAGACGTGGATGGAGACCGGCGAGGCGCCCGACTGGCAGCGGCTGGCCGACCGGCGTGAAGCCTGGTCCCCGGGCACGGTCCTGGAGCGGGGGCTGTTCCTGACAGCGGGCGCCGACGTTCAGAAGGACCGGATCGAGGTCGACGTCTGGGCCTGGGGCCGCGGGCTGGAAAGCTGGCTCGTCGATCACCTTGTGCTCGAGGGTGGCCCCGGTGATCAGGCCTGCTGGCAGCAGCTGACGGATCTGCTCGGACGGACTTGGACGCACTCCTCGGGGCAGCTGCTATCGCTCGCCCGGCTCGCGATCGACACGGGCTACGAGACCAGCGCGGTTTATGCCTGGTCGCGCCAGGTGGGCTTCGCGCAGGTGGCGCCGGTGAAGGGTGTCGAGGGGTTCACGCGAACGAGCCCGGTGACCGGGCCGACCTATGTCGATGCCACCGTCGCGGGCAAGCGGCTGCGGCGCGGGGCTCGGCTCTGGACCGTGGCCACCTCGACCTTCAAGGCCGAGACCTATCGCTTCCTGCGGCAGGATCGGCCGACGAAGGAGGAACAGGCGGCGGGCGTGCTTTGCCCGCCCGGCACGATCCACTTGCCGGACTGGGCGGACGGCGAATGGCTGAAGCAGCTGACCGCCGAGCAGCTGGTGACGGTACGGACGAAGCGCGGCTTCGCGCGGCTCGAGTGGCAGAAGCTCCGCGAGCGCAACGAGGCGCTGGACACACGGGTCTATGCCCGCGCGGCGACCTGGATCCTCGGGGCGGATCGCTGGCCCGAGGCACGGTGGGCCGATCTGGAGGCCCAGCTCGGGGTGGCGAAGCAGGACGGGCCCGAGGCCGGTCCGGCAACGGCGCCGTCCGTCCCGACACGGACGATGCCGCGCCGGCGCACGGTGCGCTCGAGCTACATGAGGTGATCCATGGCCACGGCCGCAGAGCTCCGCGCCCGCCGCGACGCGCTGACCGCGCAGCGGTCCTCGGGCGTAGCGCGGGTCAGCTATGACGGCAAGACCGTGGACTATCGGAGCGTGGCCGAGATCGACCGGGCCATCGAGGCGCTGGATCGCGAGATCGCGGCCGCCGAGGGACGCCGGATCGTCCGGCATGTGCGCGTGACGACGGCGAAGGGGCTCTGAGCCATGGGCCTCTTCGACCGCTTTCGCCGTCGGACCACCGGCGGCCCGGCGGCCGTGCGCGCCCGCCTTGAAGGCGCCATGGCGAAGCGTCGGCTGCGCGGATGGAACCCGCCGCTCGAGAACATCAACGCGCTGGTCGCTTCGGGCGGCCCGCGACTGCTGGCGCGGTCCCGCGAGCTGGTCGTGACCAACGGCTATGCCGCCAATGCCTGCGAGGCCTTCGCCGCGAACCTTGTCGGCGACGGGATCAAGCCGTCCTCGCTGATCGGGGACGCCGAACTTCGAGACCAGGTGCAGCGGCTCTGGCTCGCCTGGACGGACGAGGCCGATGCGGACGGGCTGACCGACTTCTACGGCCTGCAGGCCATGGTCGCGCGCGAGATGTTCGTGGCTGGCGAGTGCTTCGTCCGGCTGCGCCCGCGCCGGGCCGAGGACGGGCTGCTGGTCCCGCTGCAACTGCAGCTTCTCCAGTCCGAGATGCTGCCGTTCGAGAAGACGGAGACCGCTGCCAACGGCAACCGCATCCGCTGCGGGATCGAGTTCGATGCGATCGGCCGGCGCGTGGCCTATCACTTCCGCCGCCGTCACCCGGGCGACAGCACGGACCAGGGCGCGGTGATCCCTGAGACCGTGCGCGTGCCGGCGACAGAAGTGCTGCACATCTATCGGCCCATCGACGCGGGGCAGATCCGCGGACTGCCGCACATCGCGCCCGCGATGGTGCGGCTGTTCCTCCTGGATCAGTACGACGACGCCGAACTCGACCGGAAGAAGACCGCGGCGATGTTTGCGGGCTTCATCACCAAGACCGCGCCGGAAGAGCCCATGATGGGCGAGGCCGAAGCGGACCTGGACGGGGCCGCCATCGCGAGCCTCGAGCCCGGCACGATGCAGGTGCTGCTGCCGGGCGAGGACGTGAAGTTCTCGTCTCCGGCCGATGTCGGCAGCAGCTACGAGGCATTCCAGTACCGGACGCTGCTCTCTGTCGCGGCCTCTCTGGGGCTGCCCTATCACCTCGTCACAGGCGATGTCCGGCAGGCGAACTATTCGAGCCTGCGCGCCGAACTCGTCGAGTTCCGCCGCCGCATCGGCCAGCTGCAGCATGGTGTGATCGTGCACCAGCTCTGCCGCGCGGTGTGGCAGCGCTGGCTGGAGACGGCTGTGCTCGCTGGCGCGCTCGACGCCGATCCCGCGACGGTGCGACCGGTGCAATGGATCCCGCCGCGCTGGGACTGGGTCGATCCGCTGAAGGACATCCAGGCGCAGGTGCTGGCGATGGAGGCCGGCATCACCTCGCGGCGCAAGGTGGTCGAGGCCACCGGTTACGACATCGAGGAAGTCGACCGCGAGAACGCCGCCGACGCCGCGCGCGCGACAGGTCTCGGCCTGCGCTACCGCACGAGCCCCGGCGAGACGCAGGGCGCCCGCGCGACGCCTGCAACGCGGGCCGAGCCCGGCAATGGGGCCGGCAACGATACGGACGACGGCGCCGCGGCGACCGATCCGGCCACCGAACAGGAGTGACGACATGGCAAGCTGGTATGCGATCCGCGCCCGGGGGACGGGGGCGGAAGTGGCGATCTATGACGAGATCGGCGCCTACGGGGTCTCGGCGAAGGGCTTTCTCGCCGAACTGGGCGCGCTGCCCGAGGGCACTCCCGTCGATCTGCGGCTGAACAGCCCCGGCGGCTCGGTCTTCGACGCGGTGGCGATCCACAACGCGCTGAAACGGCATGCGGGCCCGGTCACGGTCTGGATCGACGGCATCGCCGCCTCGGCCGCCTCCTACATCGCCATGGCAGGCGACGAGATCGTCATGCCCGAGAACGCCTTCCTGATGATCCACGACCCCGCCGGCCTCGTCATGGGCACGGCCGAGGACATGCGCTCCATGGCGGACGCCCTCGACAAGGTGAAGGGCAGCCTTGTTGCGGGCTACGCCGGGAAATCCGGCCGGACGCCGGAGGAGGTCTCCGCGCTCATGGCGTCCGAGACCTGGTTCGACGCCGCCGACGCCGTGGCGCAGGGCTTCGCTGACCGACTGATCGAGCCTGTCCGCATCGCCGCACGCTTCGACATCGGGCGCTTCCGCAACGCGCCGCCGGTGCTGGTCGAGGCTGTCGAAGCAGATCCGGACCCCGACGGCGCCGAAATCGAAGCGGACGAGGAGACCGACGGCGACGCTGAAGGCGATCAGCTGTCTGATGCCGAAGACGAGCAGGCCGCCGCCCCCGGCGCGCCTGAGCCACCAGCCAATTCGCCGCCGCCGAGCGACGCGCCGCCGGACCCCGCCACGATCCGGGCAGAGGCCTTCGGCCACGCCCGGGCCGTGGTCGATCTCTGCCGACTCGCGGGCCAGCCGCAGATGGCCGGCCGCTTCCTCGAACAGAACGCGAGCCTCGACGAGGTGCGCGCGGCACTCCTCGCCGCCAAGGCCGAGGCCGAGCCCGAGATCGCGCCCCTTCACCCGCAGCCCGGCCGGTCCTCGGCCGCGCGCCCCTGGGGCGAGATCGTCGCCCGCACCTTCAAGCTGAAAGGATGACACCATGACCACGCT